AACGTAACGCGATGAAGTTCGTCAAGTGGAAACTTGCCGCATTTCGCGCTCACTACGCTCAATGTGACTTGCCCGAGGGACTCAAGACGGCAGCTCCAGAGGACCCAGCAGTACTACTGGGAGGTCGTGCGCACAGGTGGTTGCGTTCGCAACTCCGGGTATGGTCACCTGCGGAACTGCATGGCTTTCTAGCGACAATTCGTTCGTCGAAGATGGCTATGCCGCGTCCGTCCAAGGCCCTTTGCCAGGAAGAAGCGGAAGCAGCCCGTGTCAAGCTGACCACAGAGAAACCGCACCCTGAAGGAGCATTGCTTTTGCCCTGGGGTGATGTTGAGGAGAACGGCCCGGAGGCGGTCCTTTCTCGCGCTACGGCTCAGGCCCAGCTCCGACGTTCTGTCAAGGAGTTGTTCGCCGGCCAGATTTTTAGCGCGATTGATCGGATATCGCCAACGTTTCCATCAACCAAGTCTTGTTACGGGAAGAAACGTGATGAGATGGGTTCAGTGGGTGCCATCGTTCAGGCCCCATGGTTTCAATCTCTGCGCACGAAAGAAACACTTGTCAAGACCAAGACAATTCGCGAGCACTTTGCAGCTAATCCACGCCTGCAGAGTCCTAATCCGAATCCTCAGTTCGTTGACGCGCCCAAGCGCCTTGACCTCCCGTTTGAGAATCGCCCTGTTCCTAGGGTCATCACTCCGGCTGGTTCTGTTAACCAACGTCCCATGCGGCCTTCCCTGCCAAATGGACGTGAACCGAAGAAAGTGCTCGTCGATGACACGGGCCTGCGAGTCCAAGCAGGTCTGCTGTGGAAGCGTGTCCTTGAGGCGGCGGAAGTCGAAAAGCCATATGTGAAAATGGTTTCTCTTCCTGAAGCTTTGAAAATTCGTACCATTTCAAAGGGTCCGCCATTCACGTACTTCGTGCTTAAAGCTTTGCAGAAGTTTATGTGGAGAGTCCTCAAGGTTCACCCGGTCTTTCAGTTGATCGGCAGCCCAGTTGATGCACGCGCAGTCTTTGAGCGCATGGGCAAGCTTTCTCCTGGTAAGTCTTTCCTCTCCGGGGACTACCAAGCAGCAACCGATAATTTTGCACCCTGGGTGTCGGAAACCATTCTCGAAGCGATCAGCGACGAAATTGGTCTTTCCCCCCTCGAGCGCGAATTGTTCGGCCGTGCAATGACCCGTCATGAGTTCCCAGGTAAAGGGGAAGATCCCGTGCTTCAGCAGAAGTGGGGTCAGTTGATGGGGTCTATTGTCTCTTTTCCCGTTCTCTGCATCGCAAATTTTGCTTGGTGCAGGTGGGCTCTCGAAATCGATTCTCTCCGCAAAATCCCGTCACGGGATGCTCGCCTTTTGGTTAATGGCGATGATTGCTTGTTTCAGGTAACAGAAACCGGCCGTCAGGCCTGGAGGAAGATCTCTTCATTCGGTGGACTCATTGAGTCAATCGGAAAGACGTTCTTTTCCCGGTCGTTTGCAGAGATTAATTCCGAAACCTTCCTGTACGACGAGGCGACTTCGCGTGAGGAAACGTGGACCAAGACTGTGACCGATCCGGATGGTCGGGAACGTCAAACAGACTGTATTCGTTGGAATCCTTTCACCGCAGCGCCGAC